ATACGGACAAGAGACCATGGTCTGATGAAAGGGCAATATATTTTTACTCTTGATAACTACCATGCGAATATAGATGTGATAGATAATAATGTAAGCGAAGTGCCACAAGAGCATAAGAGTCATAATTGTATCCAACTAGAGAATGGACAGTATGCGTTGTATCCAAATAATAGGATGCGTCTGTATGACCTCTCTATCACTCCTCAAGAACCAAAGACACCAGACTTTAAGGTTTCTACCATAGAGTATCAAGTCGAGAATGGGACTGAGTGGGGGCGGTTAGGAGATACCGATGATTATTTCTGGGAAACACCTAAGGAGAAAACAAATGGTAATTAAAGTAGACAAATCTGAAGAATTTAAGAAAAGTGGTAAGAAACTTATCTCTGAGTACGATGCACAAGAGTGGTTAGATAAAATTGAGAAGAATGACGAAAGAGAATTGTTTGAGATGAAGAGAAAGAAGGAATTCCTTGACGAGTGCACTAAGTTCAGAAAAGGTGGATAAATAAAAGCAGCCAATGCTGTGTTTAAATGCCGAATCCTGGTAAATTTAAAGATTTTAGTGTTACATTTAAAAAACACCCTGTTACTGACGATATAGTAACGGTGAAGGATAAGGCTGCAATTACACAATCTATAAAAGGACTTCTTCTTACAAAAAGAGGAGAGAGACCGTTTCAACCTAGGTTGGGTAGTGGTTTACATGAAATTTTATTTGAACCTTTAGACTATGCTTCTTCTGCAAATATAAAAGCAGGGATACAAAATTGTTTGCTTGCTTACGAACCTAGGATTCAAGTACAGAAGATCCGTACTTTTGTTGATTATGATAATAACGGATATAACGTAGAACTTGAGTATAGTATTATAGGGAGACGAGATTCAGCAGTGGCAGTAGAATTCTTCTTATCACGAACAAGATAATGCCATACGCACAGGTTGCCAATTTAGACTTTGCTGACATCAAAACTCAACTTAAAGAGTATTTGAGGTCACAGTCGGATTTTACCGACTATGATTTTGAGGGAAGTGCATTAGCAGTACTTATTGATACACTTGCTTATAATACCTACTATACAGCGTTCAATACCAATATGGTAGTCAATGAACTATTCATTGATTCAGCAACGTTGAGAGACAATGTAGTAGCAATTGCAAAGCAACTAGGGTATAGACCTAAAAGTGCTACAGCTCCTACTGCATATATTTCATTTACTGTGACTTATGCTAATCCAACAACTGATACAGAGTTAGTTTTACAGAAGGGAACAGGATTTACAACAATATATGACAATAATCAGTATCAGTATGTTACATTAGAAAACGTAACAGGGCAAGTAGTTAACAATGTTGCAACATTTACTAATGTAGCAATCAAAGAAGGAACACAAGTAATCAATACTTTCACTAAAAGCACAGCACGTAAGTCACAAAGATTTATTTTAGATAACAGTAACATTGACACTAACACAATTAGAGTAAAGGTTTATCCTGGCGGTGGTTCTTTCAATGAACCTTATCTACTTGCAGATAATATATTAGGTGTTGATGGTGAGTCAAAAGTATTTTTTATAGATGAGATAGAAGATGAAAGATATGAGATATTGATGGGTGATGGAGTTCTAGGTAAGAAAATAGAGAACAACACACGTATAGAAGTATCATACTTATTAACAACAGGTCCTGAAAGTAATGGTGTCAAGTCATTCTTATTTTCTGGTGTACTTGAGAATCCAAATGGTGTAACTCCTAATGGTTTTGAAGTTAATGTTACTGCAGTTACCCCATCTTCGGGCGGTGAAGACATAGAAAGTACAGAAAAGATAAAATACACTGCTCCAAAGGCATATGGCACACAGGAGCGTGCAGTAACCGCACAGGACTATGAGGCAATTGTAAGAAAAGTATATCCAGCAACAAGTGATATCATAATATTTGGTGGTGAAGATCAGGATCCACCAGAATATGGTAAAGTGTTTATTGTATTGAAACCAAATGATGCAAGTTACCTTACATCACTAACTAAGAATCAAATTATTGCTGATCTTAAGAAGTATGTTATTGCATCTATAGAACCTGAGTTAGTAGACCCTTCTATTCTCTTTGTTGAGTTGACAAGTAAAATATATTACAACGGTGGTATTACTAATCAAACAACTGGACAAATTAGAGACAAAGTAATTAGTTCTGTACAGTCTTATATTGATACGAGTGATACTGAGAAGTTTAATGGTAAGTTTAGGTATAGTAAGTTTGTAGGTGTGATAGATGATGCTGATGTTAGTATCAACTCCAACCTTACCACTGTTATGATGAGAAAGGACTTCTATCCTCAGTTAAATTCTACTTTCTATTATGAGGTATGTTTCCAAAATGCCTTTGATGAAGACTGTGATGATCCAGTCTTGTCATCTACTGGTTTTAGGGTAACTGAGTATCCTAATTTTGATGTCTATGTTGAAGATAGGGATAAGAAAATTGTCCTATATAGACTAGATAGCGTAACTGGTGAAAAGGTTGTTCTTGACAGCGATGTTGGGGATATAGATTATGTAAAAGGTGAGTTAAAAATGTATGCTCTTACAATTATCAAGGGTAGTTTCTTTGATAACCGTATTGAGTTAAGAGTCAAACCGTTATTAAACGATGTCAAGGCAATGCGTGAAGTATACCTTGACGTTGATGTTGCTAATTCATCCTTCACAGCATATAAAGAGTAAGTAAATGCCTGAGATAAAAACGAAGCGAATTTCAAATTTTATTGAATCTCAGCTTCCTGAGTTTATCAGTACAGAATATGAACTTTTTAGTAAGTTTGTAACAAAGTACTACGAAGCACAGGAGGTGCAGGGTGGTACGTTGGATATTATTAACAACATTCAAAAATATGCTGACATAGATTACTATGAACAAGATCTCCTTAGACAGTTTGATACTTTGGACGTTAGTATCTCTAGTAATGATACTACAATTGTATTACAAGATGCATCGAGTTTTCCAAAAGCAGACGGATATGTAAAAATTGATGATGAAATAATATTTTACCAAACTAAAACTGATAATACTCTACACAATTGTAGTAGAGGCGTTAGTGGTAATACAACTCTTGGCGATCTATATCATAAAAGTGAATTTGTATCCACTATTGCTACAGAACATGCAGCTGGTCAAAAAGTTCACAATATTAGTAATCTTTTCTTATATGCATTTGTCAAGAATTTTGAGAAACAGTATCTAGGTTCTTTTCCTGAGAAGTATCTTAGAGAGAGTGTAGATAAAAGAACTTTAATAAAAAATATACAAAAATTTTATAAAGCAAAGGGAACTGATAGTTCTATTAAGTTTGTTTTCAATAGTCTTATTGATAAAGATTTTGATCCTCTTGATCGTACTAACCTAGCACAGTTTGAGTGGTTTATAAAATCTGAGTTTGATAACATCGCTATAGATGTTACAAATCCAAATGGTCAATTTGTAGTTGGTGATAGAATTAAAACATCTGATGCTAGTGGTGAGATTGCTAAAGTATGTTTTAATGATCAGGGTGCAATTAGAAGAGTTTATTTAAGACAGGTATCTGATAGTTTCTCTCTTGGTGATACTGTTACTGGTAAACATGGAGCAACGTTTACTGCTAGTACGGTATACACATTTCCTAATGGTATTTTTTACATTAACTTTGGTAAGTTGCCACAGTTGTTTGGAAACTTTGAGTATGGCAAATATTACTTTGCACCAGAAGGAATTATAATATTCCAAAACTGGCAAATCATATGGAATCAATCTGATCCATCTAACCTACCGATGCCTATCCATCCAGATGGTCATCCTATGAAGTTTAGTACCACTAGAGAGGGTACATTACTTGGTGGTCAACAATACTACAACAGTAAACCTGTTCTAGGTGTCAAGACAAATTATGATAATGAGTTCCAACCAGAATTCATGATGGATGAAGGTGAGACTGAGAATATTTACTATTACTGTGCTTATCATCGTTACATGTCAGGTCTTGATGGCGATGAAGGCTATATGAAGTTGGTTGCTAATACAAGACGAAGAAAACTTGTAAAACCTGAGGTATATAAACCAAGAGATTTCACATACAAATCATCCGAGGCAGATTGGATAAATGTATACGCATTAAAATGTAAAGTCTTATCTGGCGATGTAAAAAATTTAATAGGAAAGAAAATTGTTCAGTCTGATACAGAAGATAGTGACTATGCAGATGCTATTGTAGACAACGTATATGCAGATGGAACTAGAGATGGTGAGGTAATCTATAACATAGTTTTAGCACCAGAGACTGTAAATGGAAAATTTGGTGTCTCAACTAAGACTCAACTTGAGAAAGTATTAACAGGAACTGCATCTACAGGAAATAGAATTGATGTGTTTTCAACTACTGGTTGGGATACTACAGGATCAGTATTGATAGGCAATGAGACAATTACATTTAGTGATAAGACTGTAGGTCAATTTATTATTGATAATAGATCAGCATTCAGTGCTGTACAGCATGATGTTGGCACACCAGTGTATAGACCAGTTACAATATCAACATCTGATGTCACACTGTTGACAATGGGTATTGTATACAACTTACAACCTTCAGACGCACAACCATATTCTAATGCAGGAGATAAAATACAGGTATCTAATCCTGGCTTTGAGACTTCTGATTCTAAAATTGTAAATGTAGGGACAAATCAAACTAGATGGATATTAGGAACTGGTGCAGCAGTTAATGTTCCTACATTACCAGCAGTTTCTACATCATTAAATCAAGTATCAACAAATGTATCTGCTATACTTGCAGATGATCAATATTATTACATTGCTAGTTCTAGTTTCCCATCACATAAAATTTTAGATGGTTCTAATGTGTCACAGACAGTATTAGATCAGAAACTTCTTCGTATTATTAGAAAGCAAGCAACTAGAACAACAGAAACATATCCTACACCTAAGAGAGATGTTGGTATTGCATTAAATGGTGTTCCTTTCTATGGTTATAAAGATCCAGAAAGTATTAGATATGGTAAGTTAGAACAAATTAAAGTTGATCTTCGTGGAACTGGATATGTAAGACCTCCTTTTGTATTGATTGATCAAGTACCTAACAAAGCAAGAGCAATATTAGCAGGACAGGTTGTAGAAAGCATAACTGTAGACACTAATGATGTATTTCCTAGAACTCCAGATATACTAATAACATCTGGTAGAGGTGCTGTTGTACGTGCAGTTGTTACTGGTGGTAAAGTAACAAGTTTGATACTTGACAATGCTGGTGAGTTTTATTCTTCACCTCCACAAGTTGTAATTAGAGATAATGCTGGTAGAGGTAGATTTGCTGAGTTTGAAGCAGTTGTTAATACTGATGGACAGATTACTGGGTTTAATAAAATTGCAGAGGGTAATTTTTATAATCAAAATACTGTAATAGTTGATATAGTTCCAGTTGGTAGTGGTGCAACTGGTATACCTCTTCTTAAAGAATGGAACTTCAACAGATACAAAAAACTTCAATCTAATTTAGATACAGAGAATGGTTACGTATTTCAAAATTACAATAATGTTTTAGAATATGGTTATGGTTACACTGCAAACCCGAAAGCACTTCGTGTTTCTCTCAGTGATAACCTAAACAGTGCTGGAACTGAACCAGCATCTAAATCACACTCACCTATTATTGGTTTTGCGTATGATGGTAATCCAATCTATGGTGCGTTTGGTTATCAAGATCCTTTAGATTCTACGTCATCTATTATTAGAATGACATCTAGTTATTCTATTAATGGTAATCGTTCTGAAGGACCTGATTTGACAACCTATCCTATTGGAACTTTTGTCAATGATTATACTTACACTCATAAGAGTGGCACATTAGATGAGAACAATGGAAGATTTTGCACCACCCCAGAATTTCCGAAAGGAACTTATGCTTATTTCATTACTATTGATAGCAATCAAGTACCGCAATATCCATACATTTTAGGAGAGAATTTCTACTCCTTACCTGTTGATAGTAACTATAATTCTGACATCAATCAGAATGATATACCTAAAAAAGCAAGACGTTTTTACCAAGCAGGAATGCCACGTAATGGTGATGGTTTTATTGCACAGATAGAGGAAGTAAAACAAGGTAATGTAGAAAGTGTTAGTGTAGTAGATACATCTGATAATTTCTCTATTAATTCACAACTATATTTTGATAATACTGGAACACAGGGATCAGAAGCAGAAGCAATCGTTAATTCTGTAAAAGGTAAGACTGTATCATACTTACAATCAAAAGAAGATAAAGTTGTCAAGCTAACAGTTATCCAGAGTGCTTATTTGTTTGCAGATGATACTTTGAATCAACCATCATCTGGTGCATCTGGTACCATTGTTGGAACTGTTAAGAATGATAGTGTAATTGTACTAAAAAATGTTAATGGAACATTTGATGAGACTGGAACTTTCTCTGCTGCAATTAAGACATTTGATGTTTTACTAGATCAAAGAAGTTCTTATACAAAAGGTGCTATATTAAGTTTGACTGATGGTGTCAATGCACCTATCGCTACTGCTGAAATATTAGAAGGAACCTCTGCTCAAAACGTAGTCCAGATCAAGGTTTTGACAGGTACATGGATTGTAGATGATGGTTATTTCTTGCAGTCTGATGATTTGTTCAATACTTCTGGAACTAGAATTGTAAGACTAACATCATTGAGTGATGGATTAGAACCATTTGAGGTTAATCAAAGTGTTGCTTTGATAGAAACAACATCTCCACATGGATTAGGAATTGGAGATCAAATAGACATTGATATCAATCCTGATGATGCTACTAAAACTAAAGAATACTATGTAAGAAAAAGATTATATCAAGAGGCAGTTCTAATACCTCCTAGTGCAAATACAAACATTAATTTTACAGGAATAGGAAGATATGAAATTCTTAATGGTGGTGCTGACTACACAGCTGGCACTTACACTAGCGTTGCTCTTACTGGTGGATCTGGATCTGGAGCGACTGCTACCTTTACTGTATCTGCTGCAGGGGTAATCTCTGATATACAGATACAAAGTGCTGGTGTTGGATATGCTAGAGGTGATTATCTATCAGTTGCTGACGAAGATTTAGTAAGGTCTGGTGCATCTACATCAACAGCAAGATTAACTCTATATGTTGGACATGTTGGTATTGCTGCTGGTGCAACAAAAGTTACTGTAGATAGTGCACAAGGATTTGCAACAGATGACTTTATACAGATTGGTCAAGAAGTTTTAAAAATTGCTGGTATTAATGGTTTTGATATTTCTGTAATTAGAGGACAAGAAGGAACTTCAGATGTAGATCACTTTGATGGACAAGAAGTATCTCTTTACAATGCAAAATATAACTTTACAAACAATTACCAAATTTTCACTGGATCATTCTCTGGTTACATACAATCATATGATCCTGTAACACATAAGATAATTGTTGTGTATGATTATGCAACACTTAATACCAACGCAAATAAAGTTGTGTTGAGTTCTAGTTTCTTTGATAGTAGTACACCACAAAGATTAGTTTCTGTTAAATCTGCTGAAGATATAGTATACAAATTTGAATTCTCAGAAGATAATAGTACATTTGTATCTAATCCCAATATAGATTTACAAGAATTTTACAAGTATAAGTTCAATACATCTCATTCTAGTCTTACTGGGACTTATTTTGATATTAGTCCAAGTAGTAATTATAATTTAATTACAGTAGAGAAAACAGCAACAACTATACTACCAGGTAATGCAGGATCATTTACAGATGTTAAATTTGGATTTGGTTCTAGACTTGCCACAAATACATATCAAACAAAAACAGGAACAGATTTTACAAACTTCTACTACTTTGATAACAAAAATGTAGTAAACTCAGAAGGAGCGTACTTTAAACTTATAACTGATCCTTTACAAGGAACTAGGACTATCAATTATGTTACACCAAATCGTTTTGTTTATGATGTTGCCAGCACTCCTCTTTGGGATGGTTCTGGATCCATTTCTTACACTACTACTGGTCAGTTCGCTATCGGTAAGATTAATACAGTCGGAATTATAAATTTAGGATTAAACTACAAGAAAGTTCCAGTTATTACTGGTGTTGATCCTGCAGAATCTTATAGAGCAGCAGCGACTGTAACATTTGATGATGCATCTCAGACTATTACAGGTGTTGATATTACAAACGAAGGATCTAACTATGTAAATCCTAAGGTTGTGGTAACTAAGTCTGATGGTTCAGATGTAAAATTCAATGTTCTTGTTAGAGATGGTAAAGTTACATCTATTACTGTAGCAAAACCAGGCAGAGGTTACACATATGCTCCTGAGATTATTATTGTAGAAGGTGAAGTAGAAGCATATGTTGAGAGCACATCTATAGGTGTACCACAAAGTGTAAGAATAACATCTAATGGTGGAGCATTCCATTTAGATAAAACTGTATCATCTACATTCCGTTCTAACTATGTTCTTGCATTAAAAAATTATAATGGAAACTTTAGAATTGGTGAACAAGTAGTACAGAAAATTAATAATGTAGAAGTATTCAGAGCGACAGTTGTAGAATGGAGATTTGGATCTAATTTACTTAAGGTAGAAAATTCTACTGGTATTGTTCGTGAGAATGTTTCTATAGAATCTACATTAATGCCAGTGTCTGGTATTGTACAATCTATTTTTGTAACTACATTTAACGAAGAGATTTCTAGTTTCTATGATAACTTAGGTTACTACCAATCAGATAGAGGTAAACTAGGTGTACAGAATCAAAAAATAATAGATAGTTTCTTCTATCAAGATTACTCTTATGTTATTAAATCAGGAACATCTATCGAAGAGTGGCGTGATTTAATCAAAGCTACTACACACCCTGCTGGTTTTAAATTATTTGGTCAGGTTGATATTGAAGCAACTGCCAATTTTGCAACAAGAGATCAAGGATCATTAGTTGAGTTACCTAAAGATCGCACACCTGATTCAACACACTTTAGTGTTGTACAACTTTGGGATCCTGAGAAGAATAAAATTACAGTTGAGAACTCAAGTAGAATTGTTACACAAACTGTACAGAAAGTTGAGAATCAAAGAATACGTAAAGGATTTGGTACTGCTGCTACAAGTGAGTTTAATTTTAACGAAGCAGAAGCATTTGAGTTTACATTGGGTGCAGCATTTGATGGTGACTTTGATAGTGATGGTATATTACAAGGAACTACTGCATTCACAACTAAGAAAGACGGTGTAGCATTTAACTTGGCAGATGGTAAACAAAAAAATATGATCGTAACTCTTGATGGAGTTATACAAGAACCTGGCGTTGCATATACTATAAGTTCTGGAAATATTGTATTTGCACAACCACCTCTTACTGGTGTTACTTTCTATGGTAAAGTATTTAAGTTTAAAGATGACCAGTACAACACAAGATACTTTAAGAAGTTAAGAAATATATTCCAACGTGGTGGCACATGGATAGATGCTGCAAATCAGATTGAAAGAAACGTACAGTTTATTATTGATGAAACTGTTGGTTATGGAAAAGCAACACACCCATCACTAGACTGGAGCACAAAACAAGATGACTACGAAGCTAACATTAGAGCAATCTTAGATGCTTATCAACATGATATTAGATTTGGTGGAAACATCAAGACAATAGATTATGCATCTATCTTTAGTTCTGGTAGTGCCTATCTTTACATTAGAAATTATAAGACAGAATCTAATGATATATTTGAGTATGCAACTAGATTAGCAAAACTAGCAATTAGAAACTGGGACTTTGTTGATGTAAACATTGAATATGTTCAAGGTCAGAAAACAATGACTGTTAGCAGCACTAAGAATCTTGCTGTTGGTTTGTTTGTAAGTTCTGGTAGATCATATCCAACAGGAACTAAAATTGTATCTATTGATAGTGAGACTCAAGTAACACTAAACAATGCAGCACTAGCAAACTCTGGTGGTGGCGGTGGTGCTCCAGCAGGAACCACTCCTGTAACTGGTACAGGTAGTACAACTACTATTGGCACTAGCACTGCACAAGTTCCATTAGGAAGCACATTCACTGTGCCACCTGGTGCAACTGTCACAGTACCTCTTTCTTTCTCAGGCACAACACAAGCTAAGTTTGGTTGGAGTGCATTGAACAAAGGTATGTTCTATAAAGCAGGACAATTGATTAGTGCTAACAGAGCATATATTATTTCTACATCACTTGCATGGGCACAGTCATCATACCCATCATTAAATTGGGGTTCTCTTGCTACTAAGTGTGGTAGAGATATTGGTCTCATATTAGACGCATATGTGTATCATCTTAAGATGGGTGGTAACTTCAAAATTGTAGAAGCAGCACAGTTATATTATCAGAAAAACGAGTATCCTTATGGAGAGGAGTTATATTATATCACTGGACAACTCACAGAAACAATTGCTACATTCCAATATGCTAAGGATCTTATGATTCAAGCAATGAGAAACCAGTTACCAACTACAGATCCCAATGCTATTGTAGATTCATTAAGTCCTGTATGTGCAGAGGTAGAAAGTACACTTAACACATATCATAGTATTGTCAATACAATTCTTACAGAAGGGCGTGGTCTAATAGAAAAAACACCAGTCAATCAGAATAAGTCTGGTAATTGGACTAATACAGTAACATATTCTAATTACAATATACTTGGTGATCCTTTACTTCCTGTAGAAGAGTGCACTACTGTAATTTCTGCAATGGATTCGTTGTATGAAAATTTAAGTGGTACTATCAAAGAAGAATCTATAACAAGAAGTTTACCTGACTACATTGATGGTGAGACTACAGACTTTGAATTGTATTGGGATGATAATACTGAGGTTGACACACAAGAAGATGAGGATCTATTCATTACTATCAATTCTGTATTACAGAGACCTAAGTTTACAGAAAATTATCCATTACAAGATGCTTACTGGATTGATAGAACTGTTATTCCTAACGTAATTAAATTTGATGTTGCTCCTATTTGGGATCAAGATTTAGGTGCTAAAACTATTGGAGAACCAACAGCTGTAGAAAAAGTTGTTGGTATTGGTGTTGGTAACTATAAGAGACTTACTATTGATTATGAATTAGTAGATGGTGTTAGAAACGGACCTTTCTTAATTCTAGATGTATTGGATGGAACTGTTCTTAGTGTTGAATCTGAAGATAGTTTGTATGTATTTTTAGATGGAGTGTTACAGGTAAACGGAAAGGCATATACTGTCTCAGGTCCTAACATTACTTTCCATGACTCTATCAAGAAAGAGATGAGAATTGACATACGTTATCTCTATGGTAGAGACGTAGGTCAAATATTAAACATATATGATTTTGCACCTGATACTTACTTCAGTCAAGGAACTTTCTCATTTGTTGCTTCTCAACAGAACATGGATAACTTACTCAAGTATGCATGGATGAATGAGAAGATTGGTAATCCTATTCATGTTTGGCAAACAAGAGCAAATGGAACTAAGAATGTAATTGGTGAACTTACAAATCCAATTAGAACTGGAAACACTGTAGTATTTGAATTGAAATCTCAAAACTCAAACCTTGAGAGTGGGTTAGATTATACATTTGCATCAAAAGGAAATTACAATAATACTTTTGTACTAACAGATGCAGATATAACAAGTGAGATTTTAAATCTTAAGAAAGATGGTGATGGTAGAAATATACTGAAAGATCCTAACTCTGCTTGGTTCGGAACAATCTTTGGTAAAACATACAAAGCACCTTTTGTATATCTTTCTAATGGAGATAATATTAGAGTAGAAGGTGAAGAAGGTTTTAGAAGAATCAAACAACTTCCTACTGAAACTACAAGTAAAGATGGAAGACCTAACGAACAGACATCTGATGATATATTTGGTGCAGTCTCAATTGAGACTTATACTGGAATTACGAGAGGAGAAGGTTTATCTGTAGTTGCAACTATTGAGAATGGATCTGTAATATCTCTTACATGGAACCAGCGTAGTTACGACCCACTTACACAACCAACAGCATATCAATACTTTACACCTCCTGTACTTAAGTTTGAATCATTAGATGGTAATGGTGGTGGTGCTAAAGCAAATGTATTAGTAAGTAAGGGTCAAGTAATTAGTGTTGATCTACTTGATGGTGGTTCTGGTTATACTAAAGCACCTAAAGTTATCACAACCAGAAGGTTTGATATATTAAGTGACAGAGACGTTGGTGTTTCCCTAATCAATGTTGCTATCAATCCATTTGTACAAAGTGGTGGCATGACTGCTACTTCAGTTGTTACTGAGATTGATGAATCTGGTCTTACAGGTGTTACTGGTATCAGCACATTGTCAGTACAAGTCGCTGGTGATGCTGAGATTCAACTTGAAAGAGAGTTTACTCCTGATGAGATAGAAGTATTCTCTATTGGTGGATCACTAGATCCAGAAAGAGATTATGTAGAAATCAATTCTACTAGACCTACTGCATCTGCTGATGTACAAGTCTTTGAAGGTCCTGTTTATGAAGCAACTGTTGTTTCTGCAGAGATTCAAGATATTGTATCTCTCAACTCTATATCTACTGTTTCTAAAGTAATTACACAGACTCAGCAGATTGAGATTCCTAATAATGCAATCAGCAATGTCAACTACTTTGAGAATGCTGCACTATTGGATCTTGACTTCCTCATCGGTGATGTTATTGCTTACATTGCTGATACATCTAAGTTTGCTCCTCAGGGTAGATTGATGATTGGTAATGAAGTCATATATTATGAGAAGAAACTTAATGATAGATTCTATCAAATCATTAGAGGATATCAAGGAACAACAGAACAAGATTGGGTTGCTGGAACATACCTCAGACAGATTGAAGATGTAACAGTTCTATCTGCTGGTCTTGTTGAGGTTGAGTCTGAGAGCGATGTCAAGATGGTTAACATCGGACTTGTCGGTTCTGGATTTGAAAGACAAGTATTCAGACAAGTAACATCTCCTGATGACTTAGACATTACTAAGGAATCAACCGAGGTTCTTATCGTACCTCCACCTGGCGGTGCAATAGATGGTTATGAAGAAACAGCATTCATCAATGATCCTGTACAACAGAGAAATCAAAACCAAGTTGATTTGATTGAGAATGCTCTTGGTAACTACACTGTTACTAAACGTGATGGAACAATCATTGAGATAAGAAACGAAATATTTGGAACTAACGAATATGTCGGTTCTTACATTAAGACTACTGCAGGTCCTAACATAGGAAACTGGCAGTACATATCATTTGATGATGGAACTTGTAATGTATCTAACTTAACAATCTCTGATATATCAACATACTTCCCATCATTGACTCTTGGTGATTTTGTAGATAGAGCAGACTCTACCTTTACAAAGGCAGGAGATAAGTTCAATCTTGCATTACCATCAATACAAAATCCTGTCGCCATTAGTTCTTCAACAGGAACTATTGGTGGAAATATTGTTGTACAAGATACTACTTACTTCCCAACAGAAGGATATCTTTTACATAACAATGGTACATATACTGGTATAATTAAGTATACTGGTAAGACCGCTAATACCTTCACTGGTTGTACTAGACATAATGGTGATAATCAGATTGCGTCTGGATCTGAGATAGTACCTATATCAATCGTATAAATAAACGTATAAATAACTCAGGCACATATTACAATAACGTCGGAACAGAAAAACAATGGCTGCTATTATCTCTGATAAGTTTAGAATTTTTAACGCTAAACAATTTTTAGAATCTTTAACCGAAGGACCTAACGATACGAGTTCGGAAAGATCAAGAATGTATTTCTTTGTGGGTAGACCACAACCGTGGAAGGCATATCTGGAAATACATACCAAGAACTCGACGGCTTTCGTAGTCGGTAATGAAGTCTATGTGGGTACATATGGATCAACTGCTTTTCGTGCCACAGTTGCTGCAGTATATGACACCGCTTTATTATTAACCGACGTTTTTGGAAGTAATGGTGTTAACTCTGCTCCTCCTCTTGGATCTGCATTAAAAGGTAGAACAGGTGGTGCTGGTGGTTCTGACACAGGTGCTACAGCAGTCTCTGGTGTATATCGTTACGCTACTGAAGATGTTCCACCACTTCCTCTAGACAATCAGAGAGAAAAGATTGCTCTATACGACGAGTTAATTGCTGCCAAACGTATTACTGATTCTTTTGCAAGAACAGTTATCCGCCGTTACAACTGGGATTTAGTTGCTAACCCTAAGTATGATATGTGGAAACCAGACTACTCTGCTACACCAGGTGGCGGTGGTCAAGTTGGTAAACAAGCAGCAACTGGTGCTGCAAGCATCTCAGATGCTAAGTTCTATGTGATGAACTCATACTACGAAGTATTTAAGTGTCTCTATAACGGAGAGAACCCTAGCAACACTACAGGACAAAACGCAACAGAAGAACCATATACTGCTGGTGGTAACTATGATTCTGCAACTGGTCTTTATACAGAGACAACTGGTGCAGGATATATCTGGAAGTATATGTACACCATCCCTACTGATGATGTTCTTAAATTCCTTTCTTCTGACTTCATGCCAATCGTTCTTCCTGCTAACGTAAGTAGAACTGCTGTTGCTGGTATTGCAGTTGCTGGTGCTATTGATGTAGCACTTATTGAGAATGCTGGATCAGGTCTTCCTGCTTCACAGACTCTATACACTGCTATTGTTGGTGATGGAACTGGTGGTAAAGTTAAGTTTGTAACAAATGGTGCTGGTACAATCACATCTGCTGAAATTGAAGCACGTGGATCAGGTTACACTTATGGTAACGTACTATTAGGAAATGGTAACCTATTCTCTAACGCTGGTTTATCATCTGCTGTGGCAACTGGTGCCTCTGCTGTTGGTGCTATTGAAGTTGTTCTACCTCCACAAGGTGGACATGGTTCTGATCAAGAAGTAGAACTTAATGGTAAGCGTGTTATGACTAACATCCGTCTTACATATTCAGAAGGTTCTGGAGACTTCCCTGTAGACAACGACTTCCGTAGAATTGGAATTATTCAAGACCCATTTAACTGGGGTACTACAACATTCTCTACTGCTGACACATTATCTGGTCTAAAGGCAGTTAAGATTACTGGTGCTTCTGCAGATTACTCAGTTGACGAGAAGATTACTCAGACTGTAACTGGTGGTACTGCATATGGTACAGTTGTATCATGGACATTAGATAGTGGTTCTACAACTGCTGGAGTTCTTAAGTACATCCAAACAAACGATGCACATACAGATTCTGGTGTAGTAAGAGCATTTGAGTCTAATGGTTCTAACGCAATCACTGGAGAACTTTCTACTGCATCTGGTAATGTAGATACTGCATATGGTTCTACACTATTAGGTGTTACATTCTCATCTGGACTTGCTGCTCCTGAGATCGAAAATAACTCAGGTGAGGTAATTTATGTTGAGAACAGAAGACTAATCACTCGTGCACCTGACCAGATCGAAGATATCAAGTTAGTAATTGAATTCTAAGCATCAAAAAACTTCGCTAAATAATATGACGAGAATACTAGTATTATTGGCGGAGTAAGATGCCTCAAAAGACGAACCTAAACGTAAGCCCATATTACGAAGATTTTGATGCGAAAAAGAATTTTTATAAGATTCTTTTCAGACCTGGCTATTCTATCCAAGGTAGAGAACTAACACAGGTTCAATCAATTCTTCAAAACCAAGTAGAGAGCTTTGGAAAATATGCCTTTAAGCAAGGCGAACTTGTTATTCCTGGTGAAGTAGGACTTAACACAAAATTAGATTACGTAAAATTATCATCTGTTTCAGAAGTTGCAGTAAACGATGGTGATAATAATATCGTATATAAGAAATATGATATATCCCAATTAGTTGGAGAAGAACTTGTTGGGTTAACTTCTGGTGTCAAGGGGAGAATAGTCTCTACAAAATTGGCAACAGAAAGCACAGCAGATACTTTGTTTGTAAATTACGTCAATAGTGGTTCGTCTAACACTGAGACTACATTTAGACAAGGTGAGACTTTAGAAGTGGTTGATGGCGTTAATACACCTTTACTCGTTGTAGGTACAGATGGTAGTGTTCTACCAACCAGTATTCAAGTAACTAATCCAGATACAAATGAGGTAACTTCATTAGAGAGTCCTGCTATGGGATTTGGTTCTGCTGTAAAGGTAGAAGAAGGTATTTACTTTGTAAACGGTTATTTCGTTCGTTGTGAATCAGAACTATTAGTTATTGATGAGTATTATGACAAACCATCTGCAAAAGTTGGTTTTACAATTAAAGAAGAGATTGTTACTCCAGAAGAAGATCCATCATTATATGATAATGCAATAGGATCATCTAACTATACTGCACCTGGTGGACATAGATTAAAAATAACTTTGGTATTAAGAGAGTTTGCTCTTAATGCAATTACCGATAAAAACTTTATACAACTTCTTACAGTATCAAGAGGAGTTATTCAAAGAAAGATAGAATCTACAGACTTTAGTGTACTAGAACAGACACTTGCTCGTAGAACATTTGATGAGTCTGGTGATTACGTTGTAGATAATTTTTCTGTAGACGTTAGAGAGTGGGCACAGAAAGGAAATAATAGAGGATTGTATGCGATAGATGAATTTGGTCTATACAATGGATATAATGCAACTGAGTCTTCTAGGAAGATGGTTGCAAGCATAGGACCTGGTAAGGCATATATTAAAGGTTATGAGATTGTCAATAAAGAGACAAAGTATCTTGAGATAAACAAAGCTAGAGAAAGTCTTTCTACTGACAATGTTACTTTAAAATCTAGAGGTCTTCCAACATTTAGTGTTACTAATGTATTTGGTAGTGTTCCTCTAAACAAAGAAGGATCTGATCTTACTGCATATCCTGATGTATTTTTATATAATACATTCAATGATGGTTCTGTAGGATTAAACAATACAGAATTATCTACAGATCATAGACAAACAATTGATAGAAGAGGACTTAACTTTACTCCTGATGATGGTATTAAAACTATCACACTTCAAATAACAAATACTACTACACTCATAGGTGCTGTAACAGATGCTTCATTCCAAAGTCAGTTTGGAGTTCTTTATTACATCAAAACAAGAAGTGATCTTGGTACTCCAACAGCAATTGGTTCTTTTAAAACATTATCTTTTGCCACTACTAATAAACCACTTATCAATTCATCAGAATCTGTTCAATTTTTAGAACTTACAGTTTTCGGTCCTAAGAATGAATTAGAATCATTATTGTTAGAGTATGATTTATCTGATGATGAGTTTAAGAGAAAGATTTTCTTAACAGAAGCAAACGCACAAACAAACTCAGGAGATGAGTTTGGTTTTATAGTAGATTATTCTCCCACAATTACTCCTGTAATAGGTAAAGCTAAACCAAATAATTTCTTCCTTAAGAAAAGAGGATCTGGATTTAATTCTGATTCTGATATTGTTCTATCTAGAGGTCGTCTTGCTGCAGGAACTACTGCATATAATTCAACATTTGGTTTATCTTATTTTGATCCACAATTCTTTACTAAGATTACACTAGAGTCAGTTCCAACTGGTGTTAACGCATTTGATGAAGGTAAGTATGTATTTGGTATTGATAGTGGTGCATATGGTGTTGTAGAAGGAACTGCATCTGGTGTTTATAGTACAGGTGTACTACTATATGTAAAGACTTTATCTGGTAGATTCTTACCTGGCGAGACAATTAGAGATGAAGGTGGTGTAACTGTAAGGATCGCAAAAGAAAATACTATATCACATTTTGTAATTCAAAGTAGAGGACTTGGATATGCAGATGGTGCTACTTTATTAATTAATGGATTAGAATTTGATAGTTCTAAAGTAGAACTTTTGAGAACTACAGATGGTAAGATTTATAAAGCATCTGTTGCTAATAGATCTGCTGTAGGTATAGAGTATGCTCAACCTCCTGCTGTCACTGTAAAAAATCCTAGTGGTGCTTCTGCTCCTAATGCTGCTGCAAATATTGTTCCTATTTTATACAGAGATACAGTAACAACATATACTCCACAGAATGTAAAATCTGTTGGTTGTTCATATGGATCTGGAAATGCAAATCAGTTTTCTGCAGATGTTGTTGTAGATAGTCAACAATATTCTGAAATTAAGACAGTAACAGATTACACATTCTTTGGTTCAAAAGGATCTACGTTTATTGAGTCTACAAGTTTCAGTGCTGATGCATCAGGTGCTGTACAACAAGGTGACCTTGTACAATTCTCAGATGATGATAATAATCTTGTTAGATCTATAGTGCAATATGCAACTGAACAAGAAGGAGCATACAAATCTAGGATCTACTTAGATACAGCTCTACCTGGTTCTGTAACTAATGCTAGTATTGTAAGATTACGTCCTATAGTAGACAATGCTGCAAGTGGCACATTGTTATATCCTACTGGCAGTAAGCAAGTTTCTCAAATATCTGCTGGTGGAAATGATACTAAGATTAAGTATTACTTCCGTAGAGATTTTGTTACTACTGCAACTACTGGTGGTGGTACAATTACATTTGCTGCACAGTTGCCATTTGGTACACAAAGATTTGCTGCTTTCTCAGAAGAAAATTATATTATTACAGTAATAGATCCTGGCGATGCACCTGATATTATAAAAGGTGATATCATTTATGTTTCTGAAGATGTTGTAGATATATCTTCTGCTACTGACACAGCTAGTGGTCTAACATCTGGTAGTATTAGTCTACAGTTACCATCAACATATTTTGGTAACATACCAAGCAATGGTACATTCCCTAGACTTAAGTTGACCGCAACTCTTGAAGTATCTAATGCAAAACCAAGACTTAAAACCGTAGTTAAAAATAAGAGAATCACAGTTACATCTGCTGGTGACCGTGTTGTTCCATTAAGAGGAACAGATTACGATACAGAGGTAGTAGAAATTTTATCATATGCAGATGCTTTCAAATTAAACTATGTTTATGAGGGAACATCATCACAACCTCCTGAGATTGATAGTGCTGGAAACATAATTTCTGGTACTGACGTAACATCTAGATATACTTTTGATAGTGGACAAAGAGATACTTTATATGATGTTTCTCGTATTGTTCTAAAACCTGGTTTTGAAGAGACTACAGGTCAACTTGTTATATCATTTGATTACTTTGAACATTCACAAGGAGATTTCTGTACTATTGATAGTTATTTGCATGAAGCAGGAGTTTCAGAAGATGAGATTCCATCATTTGATTCATCTGTTCTTGGTATTACAGAACTAAAGAATGTAATTGATTTTAGACCAAAGGTAGATAGCACTGCTATTATACCAGGTTTCCTCGATACATCTACATTGGAGAGAACTGAAGGTTCATTCTCTGGTGCTGGTGCTATTATTGCAAGTAGTCCTGCTCCTGATAGAAACTTAGAGTTTACATTTTCATTCAGTCAAGTACAATATCTAGATCGTATTGATGGTATCTTCTTAGACAAGAAAGGTAGTTTTGTAGTTAAAGAGGGTAACTCATCTCTTAACCCAACTAAACCTGATTTACTAGAAGATGCAGTACCATTATTCTACGCATATATTCCTGCATTTACTAAGACAAGTAAAGATGTAAGAATCACTCCTGTTGACAATCGTCGCTATACAATGCGTGATATCGGTAAGTTGGAGAAACGTATTGAGAGATTAGAATACTACACCACACTTAGCATACTAGAACAGCAAGCACTTAACATGCAAGTTAAGGATGAGATTGGTCTAGACAGATTCAAGTCTGGTTTTGTTGTTGATAATTTTGAAGCACATAAAGTTGGTAATCTCAAATCATTAGATTATCGTTGTGCTGTTGACTCTCAACAGTCTGTGTTACGTCCACAATCTAAAGAAGATTCTATAGGATTGGTAGAAGTTAATACAAGAGAAGACCAAAGAGCAGTTTCTGGATATAAAAAGACAGGACATATGGTAACACTACCATATTCTCCATTGTCTTTATTAGGAAATGATTTTGCTTCTACTACAGTAAATCCAAACCCATTTGTTGTATTACAATACGTTGGTGATAGTGATGTGTCTCCATCAATAGATCAATGGTATGACAATAGTATAGAACCAGTTGTTGTAGATACTAATACAGATCTATTCAATATATTCCTAGCAAAAGAAAGTGTAAAAGAAAGTTTCTCTAGTTTACATAATTCGTTTGTTGTTAACTGGGTAGGTGCTACTTCTTCCTTTACTACTATCAATTCATTAGGTGAGGTAAATACACAAGTTGCTAATACATCTGTACAAAGTGCATCTGTAGGAAGTACATCTAATATTAGTCCTCAAAATAATCTAATTGGTAAAGGTGTTCAGTCTAAGACTGTAGGAGATAGTGTTGTTTCTACATCTCTATCATTCTTTGCAAGAAGTGTGCCTATCAAATTTAAAGTTGGTAGGATGAAACCTAACACAAAATTATATGTTTTCTTAGAAGGTAGAGATATTAGTCGTTGGGTTAACCCTGATCTAAGGTATACTGGAATTGCAGGAAACTCTCTATCAGCATTTAATGGTTCTATCACTACAGATGAATATGGTAATGCTAGTGGTTTGATTATATTACCAGCTGGATCACCTCCTAATGAAAATGCTGTTTGGGGTGGAGATATTGATACTGTTGGATATGATGCATCAGCAGAATCATTAAACTTTACCACAGGAACCCTTACATTTAGATTTACATCTAGTCCTACTAATGCACCAAAAGGAGAAGTAGATAGTTACACAGAAGTTAAATATTTTGCTACAGGTATTCTTCCAGAAAATCCTTCAAGTATTGTTTCTACAAAACCATCTATCTTCAAATCTAATGAAGGTGTGCAGTTAATTGAAAGTAATACTGACAATCCTGTAAGACCTAATCCTCTTGCACAGACATTTAAGATAGAAAATTTAGATGGTGGTTGTTTTATAACTGGTGTTGATTTATACTTCAATAAAAAGAGTGCAACAATTCCAGTCAAAACATACATTACAAATGTAGATGCTGAAAAACCAGCAAAAAATATTGTACCTGGTAGTGAAAAAACTCTAACACCAAATACATTCTTAAAATGTTCTGCTAGTGGCAACATGTCAATAGTAAAAGGAGAGAGTGTAACTGGTGCATCATCTGCTGCGTCAGGTCCTATACTCAAAGTATTTGACAAGAACAATGTTGAATTAGTTGCTACTGCATCTGGTAGATATAGTCTTACAAATGAACAATGTTATACTGTTGTTCTTAGCAATCATAATGGTAAATCATTTATACCAAATGAAGATTTAGTTATTCCATCTGTAACTCTTTCTAATGCTACTGATGGTACAGATTTTGTTCTTTCTATTGTAAAAGATAGTGGTAAGTTATCTGATATTAGAGTTATAAATCCTGGTCTTAATTATGATAGTGCAATTCTTACTATTGAGAGTCCACAATTACCTGGCGGATCTACTGCTACAGCAAACATAGAAGTTTCTGGTGGTAAAATTTACAATGCTGAGGTGTCACTATCTGGATTTGGATATACAGAAGCACCATCAGTTGTTGTGAAAGGCGTCGGAAATGGTGCTGGAGGATGTGAAATACAAACCTTTATAGAAATAGATACACCAGCAGTTAGAATGGGTGTAGCGGTTGATACAGAGGGTGTTACACAATCAACAACTCCTACACATTTTGGATTTGATTATCCAGTATATCTACAAAATGATACAGAATATGCTCTTGTAATTGAGACTGATTCTATTGATTATGAGTTGTGGTCATCTAAGTTAGGGGAAACCGACATAGCAACAAGTACGGTCATCACAACACAACCAAGTTTAGGTTCGGTATACCGTTCTCAAAACACTGAAAGTTGGACAGAAGATATATTTGAGGATCTTAAATTTACAATGTATCGTGCAGAGTTTAATATTTCTAGACCAGCACAACTTGTAGTTAAGAATGAAGATCTAGGTTATGAACTTTTAGAATCAAATCCTTTTGAAACAAATGCTAGTGCAAACACTAACTCAACTTCTAAATTATTCAAAAATAATAACTCTATTGTTAAAGTAAATCATAGAGATCATGGATTTGAAGATAGTGGTAAATCATATGTATTTTATAGATCTGCTAACGAGATTGGTGGTGTGACTGCATCTATTTTAAACAGTACATTGTTCCAAGTAAGTAACTCTGGTGTTGACTCATATAATATACAGTCAAGTTCACAAGCTGCTGGTAATGCTATTGGTGGTGGAGATTCTGTATATGCTAGTTTCAACAGAAAGTTTGAAACCTTATATCCACAAGTATCATATTTGACATTTACAGGTACAACTTTAAATACAGAAGTTAAAACAACTGATGTAGTTCCTGTAGATTCTACATCTACAAACTTTACTTCTTATACAGAAGCAAGTTTTGAAAAAACATTTTTGAATGAACCACACTATTTTACCAATCAGAAATTTATTGCATCTAGTATCAATGAAACTTTGAATAGTGTATCTGAATCACTTGCTTATAAAATGACTCTATCGTCTACTGTTTCTCATTTAAGTCCAGCAATAGACTTATCAAGTGCTACTGTGAAGACAGTAACTAATAGAATTGAAAATCCTACTGGACAAGAAGATAGATTTGGTAGGAGAGATCAAGTAATTGAATTTTATCCTGTCTATCAATTCAATCTTGCTGGAAACGGTGGAACACAATTGCAAGCAGATCAAACAATTAAAGGTGTTACAACAAAAGCAGTAGGAACTATTGCTAGAGTTAATGGTCAAGTTGTATATGTCAGAGTTAAGACAAGTCAGTTCTTCCAAAAAGGAGAGACAGTAACATTAGGAAATCAGTTAGGTCTTACTGGTGTTTCGGTAGACTCAAATCCTTCACAAGTATTTGCTTCTATTGAAGATGCTGCTACCATAGTAGCACGTAATCCAAACATACTAAATGAGACTTACGACAATGTGATTACTGGTAAAGCAACAATATGGAATAGTCAGACTCAACAGTTAACTTTGAGGAATGATGTACAACCAATCAATGATGACTTTACTGGTAGAATTATTGATAATGTTTTATTCAACAGAAATGCAGTAACTGGTGATCAACTTGCTGATATATTCCGTGTTGGTGATTTTGTCAAATATCCAAATCAACCAGACGAAGAGAATGCATATCTTGAGGTTGGAAAGGTAATGTATACTAATGGTTTAGACTTTGTTGCTGAAGACACATCTAAGAATGGTTCTGCTATTGCTAAGTATGTAACTAAAGAAGTTACTATTTCAAATCCAGCAACCGCAATTGATGTACATCTACTAGCAAATGTAAGAGATATTAATGACCTTCAAGTATTCTATAAGTTTAAGAAAGCATCTAGTCAAGAGAACTTTGAAGATATTGATTGGATATTCTTCAATACATCAGGAGAACCAGATGTGTTTGAAATAGCAACAAGTGAAAACACAATATCAGGTATCGTAGAGAAGCAATCTTCTTATCAAGATTTAAAATACAGTGCTTCTGATTTACCAGAATACTCATCATTTGCTATTAAGATTGTGATGAAAGGTGTAGATCCTTCCTACGTTCCTAAAGTTCAAGATATAAGAGCAGTCGCTGCGTTCTAATTTCCGCATATGAAATTTGTGAAAGTTTCTGGACATGATGGTCTAGTGAGAGACCAAAACACTGGTGCTATCATCAATCTCGATGATTCTGCCATAGAGTCTAGACGCAAATCAAAACAACTGAGTTCCGCATTGGATGACATAAATAAGTTGAAGAATGAAGTCTCTGAGCTTAAGTCCTTATTAAGAGAGTTAATCCAAAATGCCAGCAGTTAATGTAGCACGTACTGATACCTTTGAACAGCAAAGGGTCAAGATAAACGAAATAGGAAATCAAATATTTACAGTTACCGCTGGAGGTTCAGACCTTTCAACAGGTAACTTAAAATTAGGAGATGGTTTAGTATCTGCTCCTAGTTTAGCATTTGTAAATGATGTTTCGCTTGGAATATATCGAAATGGTACAGGTGTACTAGGTTTTGCTAGTGCAGGAAAGAAATTATCGGATCTTGCTGCAGCAAGTGTCAAATATTATAGAGACTTTATAATTGAGAAAAACAGTCTTGATACATTAGGTATTTCACTTACAGATGCTGGTTCTAACTATGATGGAGGAACTTATACAGCAATCCCTGCTATAGGTGGTACTGGTGATGGTGCAACTGTAGGTGTAACAATAGATGGATTTGGTGGAAGTATAACTCAACCAGGTAGTGGATATACACCTGGCGTTTATTTAAACATTCCTGTTATTAGTAATGGTAGTGGTACTGGTGCTACTATTGACTTTACTGTTGATCAGATATCGGGTGCAATTACAAACGGTGGTATTAACTACTTTCCTGGTTCATATACAAACCTCAATGTAACAGGTGGTAGTGGTACACAGATGACTGCTGATGTGGTTGTATCTGCCTTTGCTGCTACTGTTACGTCTGGTTCAAACTATCCTAGTGGTATATGGAAGAGTATTCCATTAACAGGTGGTAATGGAACTGGTATGTTGGTTAACCTCAATGTACAAAATGGTGGTGTACAACCATTTGGAGGAGTTGATAGTAGTGAATTTGTATCTGTAACATCAAATTATACTGTAGGTGATGTATTAACAGGATCTATTCCTCTTGCAGGAACACAAACATTTATAGTTAAATCTTCTTTAGGTAACAAATATTTTATAGATGGATTTGAAGGTGGAGATTTTAACTTACTAAAAGGAAAAACATACGTCTTCAATCTTGATGATAGTACAAACAATCAACACCCAGCTTTTATATCTACTACACAAGATGATGCTAACACTATTCTTGATGCTGCAGATGGTGTTACATACGAATTAGATGGATCTACTGTAACTGGTTCACAATTTCTTGCTGGTTACTTTGCTGCAGCAACAAAATCAATAACATTTGCAGTCCCTAGTAATCCTAATAACTTAACTGTATATTATGGATGTAGTGTTCACCCCAATCAAGGTGGTGCATTAACTCTTACTGATCCAAATTCACAGCAGAATGGATTCCAATTAGTTGTTGATACTATTGGTGGTACAGTATCTGAGTTTATTGTTAACGCACCTGGCGATGGAAGTTATGCAGTAGGTGATGTAATCAGTATTGCTGCATCAGATTTATATGATGTAAACGGTGCAGATGCTGCAACATTAGGTTCTGGTTTACAGATTACTCTTGGTGGTAACTTTGGTGCGATTGCTGCACTAGATCAGATATCTGCATTTGGTAGTGGATATCAAACTGGTGAAATATTAAGTCTTGCTACTGCAGTCAATAATGTTTCAACATATGCCAGAGGAGAAATTGAATTTTTAGGTGTTACATTCAACTCTAACGCTGGTGTAACAGCGTTACAATATAGCGGTATCGCAGCGGGTGGTGCTAACACATATAATAATATTACAGTTCAAAACATAAGTTCTGCTGGTACAGGATTGCGTGTTAATGTCGAGGTTATATTTGCAGGAGGAAATAATTCATATAATGCTGTAACCATCGTTGATGGGGGTCAGGGATACTTACCAGGCGATACACTGTATATACCAGGTAATCAACTTGGTGGTGCTGCTGGTGCTCAACCAGGTTCTGGTGGTAATGACCTTGCAATTAGTGTTGATACTATTGAGGCAGGAAGTCCACAGGTTACTGTTGCTAGTACATTAGGTGTTGAAGTAGGAGATGGTGTTGAGTTAATTCAGAATATTAATAACACAGCACAAATTCCTGCTAATGTTACTGTTGCTAGTGTTGATAGTGCAACACAGTTTACGATGTCTGCAGGACCTACACAACCAGGTCAGGCAGATATAAAGGTTGTTAACCAAAATCAAACTTACTTAACAGTTCCAAGTAGTGCTGGTATTGTTGCTGGAATGGTTGTAGTAAAACAAAGCGGTAATGGTGAAATTATTGCTGGATCTACAGTTACTGGAATTATAGATGCTACAACTGTAGAAATATCAATTCTACCAACCTTACCTGGTGCAATGGTTGTTAACTTTGAACCTGAGTATGGTGGTGGCACTGGATTTGAATACACTGTTGGAACTCTAGGTTTTGCTAGTGAAGTAACCATAGTAGATGGTGGTAATGGTTATACAATAGGAGATGTCTTAAATGTAAGTGCATTTGATCTTGTACAACCAGAAGTATATGCTGTTACTAACTTACAGGTCGATAAGATTGTATTTACAAGTACCTCTCTTCCAGCTAATACATTTAGTGTAGGAGATTTAGTTAGAGATGCGGGTGGTGGAATACTTGCAAGCACGATTGCATCATCAACAACTGTTGCTGGCGGTGCAAATCAAAATTATACTGCAGTAGCACCTAGTCAAACATCTGGAAATGGTAGTAGTGCAACATTTGATGTTACTAGAGACGCACAAGGTGATGTGTTATCTGCAACTGTTACCACAGGATCTGAAGGTTACTTCTATGCAGTGAATGATACAGTTACACTACCAGGTGCATCTGTTGGTGGAGCAACTCCTGCTGATAACATTACGATAACAATTTCATCAATTACTTCTGCTGGTACTCCAGTTAAAGTTCAAAAAGTTAAAACCAATGCCAACAATAATATTTCATATATTGTTTGTGATACATTTGGTTTCCAAGATGGATTTACTCTTGTAAGAGATGCTGCACCTTCTGTAGCATATAATATTAACACTGCTATTACTGAGTATCGTTACTTTATAGATCTTAACGATGGTAACGGAGCAGTAATGACTCCTTCTTGGACAGTGTATGCTGGTAACAGTTATACATTTGATCTAAGTGATAACTCAAATGGTAGTCATGTATTTGCTTTATCTCAATTCCCTGATGGTAGATGGGCACCTAGTAGAGTTGAAAATGTAAGTACAACATTAAGTGCTAATACACCAACTATTACAGTCGCTTCGACAACTGGTATTCAAGTAGGATTTGCTGTTGAGAAAGTATCTGGAGATGGTATTATTCCTGATGGTACAACTGTACTATCAGTCGTCAACGGAACCACACTTACGTTAAGTGCAAACCCAACTACTGCTGGAGCAGTCGTATTTAATTTCTTTGGTGCAACATACACAAATGGTGTAACTGTAGACGGAACAAATCATACAATTAAAATTGCTGATGATACACCTAATCTTTACTATTTCTGTGCTACAGAAAACATAGATCATGTTAACGAAGGTGGTGACGATGGTGATGAAGCATTAATTACTGTTAGCACAAATAACCCCAAGACATTTGGTAGTGGTCTTGAGATAACAGTTACTGATGTTGTTGTAGAAGAAGTTGTAAAAGGTAAAGTAGATGATGGTGAATTTAGTGTACAAAAATTAGTATCACCAGATGCAGATATAACTGCTGCCCTTATTGCAAATGCAACTGTTAGTGCAACTGCAACTCTTGCTGCTACTGTAACAAGTTCTATTACTGCGGCTTCAAATGAAAACCTATCTCTTGCGGTTACAGATCCATTAACAAATAGTCTTGTCGTTGATGCTGCTGGTCTTAATGTAGGATCTACAATTCAAATTTCAGCAACGAGTGGTAACATTACAGGTACTGGAGAAATAAAAGGTGATGCTGTTGCTGTTGGTGATTATCTTAAATTATTAAGTTCTAACAATAGTCTATCATCTCTTGGTGGATATGATGTTCTAGTTGTTCCTGATACAGGAAGAATTGCTGATTTCTTAACTAACACTGCTATTGCTATTCCTGTTGGTAACACAGCAGAGAGACCTACTGCTGGTATTGTAAAAGATGGTTGCATCAGATATAACACAGATACAAATCAGTATGAAGGATATAGTACTAACTCTACATCATGGTCATCTTTGGGTGGTGTAAGAGACTTAGATGGAAATACTACTATCTTAGCAGAAGAAACTGTTGGTGCTAATGATAACACTCTATGGTTTATTAATGATAATATTAATACAATTAGAGTTACGCCAAATCATTTAGAATTTGTAAACATGAAGAAGTTACGTTCTGTGAACGTATCTGCTCCTGCATATTCTGAGTGGAATGCAAATACTCCTGTAACTTTAGGTCAATATCTCAAGTACAAAAACAACCTATACGAAGTAACACAGGCTGGTACAACTGCTACAAGTGGTGCTGAACCAGTTCACACATCTGGTGCATTACAAAATGGTAGTTGTGAACTTACATATTCACAGTTGGCAGTTGCTCCTCTAACATTTGAAGATATTGAAGAGTTAAGAATAGGACCTTTAGGAAGTCTTCCATTAAGTATCAATGGTGACTTAAGATTATTTGACAATGTAATTAATACAGACGTCAGTGATTTATTACTTAGACCTAACTCTGGTAAGAGAGTTATTGTAGATGCTCCAACATCTCTTGTAATTCCAAATGGAACTACTGCTCAGAGAGGAACAGCTGAGCAAGGATCTATTAGATACAATACTACAACTCTAACTTACGAAGGTTATGATGGAACTAACTGGGGTTCACTTGGTGGAGTAAAAGACGTTGATCAAAACACTTACATAATTCCTGAGACTGCACCTGGTGCAAATGAGAACGTATTGTATTTCTACAATGATGGAAGTAATACAATGCAGTTAACAACAACTGCACTTGATTTCTTCTCAGTAGATACAATTAGATCTCAGACAAGTCAACAGTTTGAGATTACTGCAAACTTGATGACATTTAATAATGCAGAAACTACATTTGATAATACAGATACAACCAAGACATTCCTACATACTTCAAAACAGTATTTTGATCTTGGTGTTTCTACAGGTGTTTATGTAGATCCTATTCTTAGATTAGATGATCAAGGTGATGTGTATTTGAATACTGGTTTTGGAACTGGAACTTATAATGGCGTTAAAGTTTTTGATGGAGATCTAAAAGAGTTTGAACTTGCTGATGTTAAAATCTTATCTGAGACAATAACATTAACTAAGGGATCATCAAACAATGGTGGATCTGTAATATACCCTGTTGCAACTGCGAAAGGAGCGAAGGTAGTTGTTGTTGCAGAAAACTTACAAGACGGTGAAAAAGAATTTATTGAATTTGGTGTCACAGATGATGGCACAGATGTATTCCATACTGAGTATGGTAACTTGAGAACAGATTATCAACTTATCGTTCCTTCGTTTGAATTTACTTCTAATAGCGAAGCAAGGTTAAATATATTGTTAGGAGCAAACGTTCCTGCTACTAACTCAGTGAAGATTACCTTCTCATCAACAATCACTAAGAAATAAAAATGGCAACTACTATAGACAAGTTTGATTCAACTGGTGGTTTTTCTATTGCTAGAACCGCAGTTATTGATGAACTTAGGAATGGTAAAGATTTCAACACACTTGAAATTAAAAATTCACAATACACAGATAGCAATACAACAACATATATTTTGAGAGGTGTCAACACTACATCTCTAGCATTGGATGGTGTAGGAACACAAATTCCTATTGCTAATAATACTATGAATTTTGTGACGGGTCACATTATTGCAGTTAATGATTCTGGAGTTGTTTTTACTAACAAACTAGAGTCTGCAGTCTATTGCGATGGTAGTGGCAACGTTTCTATCATGTCTACAATGGAAACTGTGATTAAAGATGACATTCCCTCAGGTCAAACTTGGTCTATCGTTCCCGTAGGTGCTACAAATAGATTTTCATACTCAACAGTCAGAGCTGGTACTACTGCTACAATTAAATGGGCAGCATCTACCTGTGTTAAGAGTCTATCTTGGGTTTGATGATGCTAAATATAACTGAGGATAATACAGGTTCTGGGAGTTAAACTGCGACATGGCAATTCATATTAATTCCGATAAAGAAAAGTTTAGGGGCGTCAACCCGAAACTTATCGGCGACAATGAACTTACCGTTAGAGGCGGGACTGGTTCTGATGAAAAAGAAATATTAAGAACGCAGTTAGATGCTAGTACAGGATTACCACGTGTTGGTATCAACAGAACGGGTCAGAGAGTTAATGACGTTCAGATAGACGCTGGTGGTTCTGGGTACATATCACCACCAACTGTAACAATCGCTCCACCAGCTGGTGGAGGAGTACAAGCACAAGGTTCTGCTTTTATCTTCAACGGACAAGTTGTTTCTATTGCTGTTAACGAACCAGGCAGTGGATATTCACAAGCACCTCTTGTTACTATATCAGGCGGTGGTGGTGTTGGTGCTGCTGCAACAGCAGTTCTTGATACTGTAGACTTTGAACTTGACATTAACGGTGCGATTAGAACCTCAACTTCTATCATCTCTGACACTGCGAGAATCCTTAACCTTGACATTGATAACTTTGTTACTCCTAACGCAGCATTTAGAGCACCATCTTTAAAAACATTTGTTAATAATACTGGTACTCTTTGGTCTCCTAATATTATCTTGCAGGAAAATGCTTACAGATATTTTGGAGCAAACGTATATCAAGCAATAAACTCTGGACAGACAGGTAATGATGCTCCTGTGCATAAAGATGGTATTGCATTAAATGGTGAAGTACAGTTCAAACATATTGGTTTCCGTGTTGTAGATCAAAATGCGTTTGGATTTGGTGAAACAGGACCTGCAGGAGAATTTCCAAGATCTATTACACCTCTACTAGGAGACAGATCAGACAAGATTGCAACTACAGAATACGTCCTTAACCTAGCAACGAATGACGTTGGTGGTCGTATCTATGTGTCACAGCAGATTGGTTCTGACCTCAACGATGGTCGTTCTGCTGTAAACCCAGTTAGAAGTATTAAAAAGGCAGCACAATTAGCATGGGCAACACCTGGCGTTAAAGAAACTATTATTGTATCTGGTGGTGACTACGTAGAAGATAACCCAATATCACTACCTCCTGATGCATCAGTTGTTGGAGATAACTTACGTCTTGTTATCATTCGTCCTGCTAACCCACAGAAACATATATTTAAGTTTGGTGATAAGAACTATGTGATTGGTGTTACCTATAGAGATAAGATTGACTCTAATGGTGACCCTGTTGCTACTTGGGACTTTGCTATGGTCTTTGACGATAAGCAAAGAGTTATTATTGATAAAGAAGCAAATGGTGATTTTGGAACAGAATGGCCTATAGGTCATCAGATATTCGGACCTCAACAGTTCCGTGTTGGTTTCCAAGACAACACTGGTTTAGCAAATCTAGTTACTGGTTTACAAGTTGTTGGTGCTAACACTGGTGCTAGAGCAGATATTATTGCTGTCAATTTTGGTCAAACAACTGGTGCAAATGCATTCGTTACTGGTACAATTGATGTTAAGTTAGTTAGTGGTTCTTTTGTAGAAGGTGAGCAATTTAACTACGTAGTTGCAATTACTACTGGTGCTCAACAATCATTAACAACATCAGGAACAACTGCTCCTAATAAAATTACATATACACAAGATCCTACAAGTGCAATTCCTGCAGGAACATATGTGTATCTTTCTGATGTCGGTAACGCAGCATTTAGTGCGTCAGCTGGATATTATGAAGTTGCTTTAATTGAACCTAATGATCCTAATACTCCTACAGCATGGGAAGTAACCTTCGTACCTCTTCTAGGTGCTCTTGGTTGGAACAATGTGTTTACAGCACAAATAGAAACCTTCACAGGAAATGCTACAGTCAATACTTTAAACACAAATTCTCTAAAATCAATTAGAGCTGAGGGTGAGGTTGTATCTGTAGATGAAGATTATATTTCATCATTACCTATTTCTAGAATTGACTTCTCATTACAGGGAGATCCAAGCATTGCAACTGGTGGTTTCCAGAGTCAACAGTTTGGTAACGCAGAAGACCTTGGTGGTGTTGTATTCTATACAAACGCATTGGTTGGTAGAAATAACACTCACGAGTTTAAAGAAGGTCAAGAAATATTAATAGAGGGACTACCAACTTCTAGTCCTGATTTATCAGTATTAAATGGTAAGCAAAGAATTTACAAAGTAATCGAAGATGCTGATGGTCGTTGCAGAAGATTTGTAATTCCTAAAAAGATGCCAGCGATTACAGATGCTAATCTAGATCCTGGTCAATTTGCAATTGTTAAGACTTTCTCAAAGTCAATTACACTTTCACTTCTAAACTCTCCAAACAGTTTCCCAATATCTACACCAGTAGATAGAAGATTCCAAGACGCTTGTACATTCTTACGCAATAACAGAGAGTTTATTGCTGATGAAGTTCTTGGTACAATTAACTCACAATTTGCAAGACTTCATTATTCTGTATATGATATTGGTGCTGGTGGTGGAAATGATTTTAAAGTATTCATTGGTCTTGCAGAACAAGAACATACTTACATTTCTGGTGGTACAGTAACATTTGGTGGAACCACTGTTAATGTAACTAATTTTGTTTACGATAATATTGTTACAGGTAACGCAACTATCACAACTGCTTCACCTATCGCAGGATTAGCAGAAGATGACATAATAAAATTAGAAGGACTTACATTAGAATGTGATGCTGGACAAAAAATATATCCTGCATACAGTGCACCTAGTGCTAATGGTAGTGATGGTGATGTACAATGTAAGCAAGACGTTATCCACTTTATAAATGCCATCATAAGAGACTTAGAATTTGGAACAAACTTTAATGTCATAGAGGCAGCAAAGAAATATATTGTTGGTGGTAAGATAGCATACATTGAAGAAGAAATTATAGAAAATGTTCGTGCTGTTGAATATGCTAGACAACTAGCAATTCTTGCAATAAGAAACTGGAGAACTGGAAATGGAACTCCTACCGAACCAATCTACACACCTGTATATTCTAGTTTACCAAGATACTTTGATGATACTGTTATTACAACAACTGCAGGAACTCCTGCTTGTGCTAACGTAGTAGCTGCTATTGATACTCTAGCATTCTTATGGGTAGATGTTATCACTAACAATGCATCAGGAACATATCTAGATGCTGCATACTTAATTTCTAGAAACAAAGTTCTTATTGCAGATCAAGCATTGCTTGATGCAGAAGCATATTTCCCATTATTAAATCTTGATGATACATCAGAAAGAAAATGTCGTAGAGATATTAGAAAAATATTAGATGGTCTAATTAGAGACTTAGTATTAGGTGGTAATGATGGTATTCTAACTGCTGCTGAATCATACTTTACAGGAACACAATTAACTGGTGTTCAAGAAGCACAACGTGCACCAACTTTATATGCAGTTGAGAGAGCAAAGTTATATGCTATCGCAGCAATGCGTAACTGGACTGATGGTAATATTTTAACAGTCACACCAACTGGATCAACATACAACTCAACATCTGGTGAATTAACTGTTTCATTCCCTGCTCCCTTAATAGATGTTTCTATTGGAGATAGAATTGCATTCAAGGAAGAAGCACTTAATTTCTCCTGCACATATAATGGTGTAACAGCAAACCATCCTGGTCCTGCAAAAACAGATCCATCTTATGGAAAGAGTTTTAACATATCAAACCTTGTAAGTAACGGAGTTACAACAACAATTACATGTAACGTTGGAGATGCAGGTCCTGCTGCTGGTGTTGCACACACATTTACAGGTGCTGTTACTGACGGAACTATCCTCATTTACAATCCTACATCAATATCATCACCTATACCTAAGTTTGAAGATTGGAATATACTTCTTGACGTTGCATATAGTGCTGCATCTAATGTATTGTCACCAACAAATGCTAGTTACAATCCAGCAAACGGTGAATTAGAATTAACAGTTGGTTCTGGTCATGGCGTAACTACATCTAACGAAGTTAGAATTGCTGCTGATGCATTGACAATGACCTGTGGAATGGACAATAACGTCACAGAGCACAAATATCCACAACCTGGACAACCAGCATATGGCAACAATATACCTGTAACTGCGGTAACTACAAATACAATTACAGTTGATGTTGGTACAGCAGGAGCAAACTTAACATTTACTCCAACAAATGCAACATATGATCCTGCAACTGGTCTGTTAGTTTTAACTATTGGTTCTCATAATTTGAGTATAGATGAGGGAATCGTTATTGCTGATGATTCACTCACATTTACATGTGCGATGGATAACAACCAGAGTCAGAAGACATATCCTCGTGCTGCTATTGATTACGCCTCTGGAAGGTCTATGCCAATCGTTGCAACTGCAGCTGAAACTATTACCGTCAATGTAGGAATGTCTGGTGCAAACCAAACATTTACAGCAACTAACGCAACATATAATCCTAACACAGGAGACATGGAAGTGACCGTTGGTCAACATGGTTTAGGAGTTGGGCGTGGTATTGTAATTCTTGATAACTCTCTTACATTTACATGTGCTCAAGACGGTAACGCAACTAATCATTCATATCCAAGATCAACTGACCCTGCATCAGGAACTTCTAGAACAATTACTGCTGTTGGAGAGACACAACACACAATTACAAATGCACCATATACGCCTGGTACAGGAGTAATAACTGTTACTATCAACAACCATAATTTCTCTAATGGTGATTTTGTTAAACTTGATGATAACTCATTAACATATACTTGTTCTTTAGATAACAACGCAACTAACCATACCTATCCACGTCCTACAGATCGTGCTAGTGGACGTTGGTTAATGATTTCTAATGTCACACAGAACACATTTGATATTAATGTCGGTCCTACTGGAAACGGTGGAACTCATACATTTGTAAGTGCATCATCAAATGGTTTGAAGAGACAGACTGGAACATTGACTGTTAATGTTGGAACATCATCTAACACAACAAACCATACATTTGTAAGTGCAACTGCTGATGGTATTACACATTCCCCACAGACTGCTCACACATTTGTAAGTGCTAGTGCTGGTGCTATAATTCATCAACCATCTGCTGCTCATGTATTCAAGAGAATGGATGCAGACTCTGTGTCTGTATACACAGCAGGAGCTGCTCCATTATGTGCTAATGTAGCGACATCTATCAACACAATTATGGGTCTATTGACCGATATATTGGATGGAACGACTTCACCTGGTACTACAACAAGAACATTTGGAACTTTATTTGACACCGCATTACTCTTAACATATCCTGATAGTTTCTTAACTGATGCTACAGGAAATAGAGTGGCGATTCGTGGTGACTTTGATGACTTCCCAATCATTGAGGCATCTCCATATACCCAGAACGCATCTGTTATCTCCTTCTTAGGAGGTGGTGGTGCACTGGTTGATGGATCTAAAGTTAAACAACCAAACTGCCC